GCTTACAACAGTGACAACATCTATTGCTGCAGGTAAGGCTAAGAGTGCTGTTACAGCTTGGGCTTTAGGTCTCAAGGACTGTTTGAAGTTCACAGCAGATAGTGAAAGAGAAACTATTTTAGAAGAAATACCAACAGATGACATGGTTGTTTCTGAAGAAATACCAACAGAGGAAGAAACTTAAAAATGAAGAAAAAATATCTTAATTTACTTAACAGCGTTGTTGCATATGATAACAGTGGCGTTCATTGGAAAACAGACGATGCAGGTAATGTCATTTTGAACAATGGTAATCCTGTATATGTTGACAGTGCAGGACAAGAGCGTTCGATCGAGCCTGACACAATCGGAAAACTTAATAACGAAGCTAAAGATTTCCGTATCAAAAAAGAAGAAGCTGAAAAAAGACTTAAAGTTTTTGAAGGTCTCGATCCAGAGCTTGCTCGTAAAGCGATCGAGACAGTTGATAAAATTGATGCCAAGTCCTTGATTGATGCAGGTAAGGTTGACGAGGTTAAAACTCAGATCAGCAATCAATTCACACAACAGCTTCAAGAAAAAGACAAAGCCTTGTCTGAAAAAGATTCAATCATCAACAATATGAAGATTGACGGTATTTTTGCTAATAGTGAATTTGTGCGTGACAACGTTAATGTTCGGAAGCTCAGGAGCAAGTGGTTCTGCAGGTAAAGGACGTGTCATGAAACGTGCTGATTACAACGCTTTGTCCATCCAACAACAGGCTGCAATCAGCAAGAAAGTTCGTGAAGGCGAATTAACCTTGACAGACTAGAATCAATATTTTACCATTATATTGCTTATCTTTGGATGAAGAGAAGTGTACTGGCTGGATAGCCTAATTTTGTTTAACAAAAGGTGTACACTTCTTTTCATGTTTACACCTTTAAATATAGAGGTGCTAAAATGCCAAAATTTACTCTTAATCTATTAAAAACCCTTTCTGCGTATGACAATACGTTGACAGGTCTGATTCCAAGTTTGTACGCAGGTATGAACATTGTGTCTCGTGAAATGGTTGGATTTGTTCCTTCTTCTTTCCGCAATGCTTCTGCAGAACGTGCTGCTGTTGGTCAATCAGTGACTTATCCTATTGCTCGCTCACAAACAGCGATTGATATTACTCCTGCTATGCAGACACCAGAGCCTGCTGATAAGACAATGGACAATGATGCGATTGTCATTACTAAAGCTCGTGCTACTGAGTTTGGTGTGACAGGTGAAGAGCAACGTGGTCTTGACAGTGGTTCAGGTTACAATGATTTCCAAGCGCAACTTTTCGCTGAAGGTCTTCGTACACTTGTAAACGAGATCGAAGCTGATATGGCTCAAGAAGCTTATATTAACGCTGCTCTTGGTTATGGTACTGCAGGAACAACTCCTTTTGGTTCTAATATCAGTGACAGCGCACAAGTCTTGAAGCTACTTAAAGACAAGGGCGCACCTCAAAGTGGTCTTTCACTTTGTATTGACACTGCAGCCGGAGCAAACCTTCGTAGTCTTAACAATCTTACAAGAGCAAACGAATCAGGCACTCTCATGACTTTGCGTGATGGTGAATTGCTGAACTTGAACAGTCTTTCTATTAAAGAATCTGGTCAAACAGTAACTCACACTGCAGGTACTGCAGCAAGTGCAACAACAAACACTGCAGGTTATGCTAAGGGAACGACTACAATCACTCTTGCTTCTACAGGTACTGGTACAGTTGTTGCAGGCGATTATATTTCTTTCGCAGGCGATGCTAACAAGTATCTTGTAAAAACAGGAAACACCAACGTTGCTACAGGCGGTACTATCGTCCTAGCAGGTTCTGGTTTGATGCAGGCACTCCCTGCTTCTGCAGTAGCCATTACTGTTGCAGGTGATTCGGTTCGTAACGTGGCTTTCCACCAGAATGCGCTTCACTTAGTGGCTCGTGCGCCTGCTCTTCCTGATGAAGACGACATGGCGATTGATTCAATGATGCTCTTTGACGAGCGTAGTGGATTAGTCTTTGAGGTTCGTGTTTATCCAGGTTACAGAAAAGTTCGTTACGAAGTTGGTATTGCTTGGGGCGTTAAGGCCGCTAAAGCAGATCACATGGTCGGCTTGATAGGCTAATAAATTCCTTGAGGGGCTTCACGGCCCCTCAAGTTTATTAACTCAAACTCAAGGTGCAAACATGTTTGATAATTCTATAAATATCCAAGGACATAGACGTAAGACGGTTGCTGTAAATACTGCGATCATGCTTGAACCAGGCGTTTATGATGTTTGGGCTGAAAACGAAGTTACTATTGCTGTTGATCAAAACAAAACCAAAGCAGAAGCTGTTACAGCAGCGCAAGGTTACTTGATCCGAGAAAACAACACAGTTCCAGTCCATATCACAACAATGTCTTACTTTGTAGGACAAGGTACTGGTGACATTTATATTCACAGGGTTTCTTAATGCGAAGAGTTCGTCAATCAAGTGCAGGTGGTTCTTTAAGGAACAGGGGCAGATTCGTTCCTGCTACTGTTGTGCTTGAAACTTTTCGTTACTTTCGAATAGAGAAACAAAATAACGGTGTAGGTGGTAATTACCACAAGGAAATGCAACTCCTTATAAACGGTGAGCTTATCACAATAACTTCTGCAATGTTGAGCCAGTCTGGTCTTAACGGTTGGTCTCCGACACTTCTTGTACATCGGACTGGCAGACTATCGGCGCAGTCCTTGATGTCTTTGAACCTTCAGGTTCTGGATCTAACTGGAAAGAGCTTGACTTGACTTATTCTTAAATAGCTAAGAGAATGGTCTGACTATTTTATATCAACCTTTAATGAGGATTTTATTATGACTAAACTTCCAACAATGGCTGTCAAAGGTACTGATGGCGAAAAACTGATAATCAATGTTTCAGATTATGACGCTAAAACTCATGAAATTTTTAACGCAAAAGAAGTTAAAACTGCTAAAGTTTATCTTGAAGATTCTGAAGTTGAAGTTGCAGAAGATGCTACTGACGAAGAAATCTTAGCTTTAGCTAAAGAAACTGCTGAAAAATTAGCACAAAAGTAAATAAAACTGCGAGGTCACTGCTATGAATTACGGTACGGTTCAAGCCTTTAAAGATTATCACTCAGCTAGAAATGTTATCATAGATGCAAGTCTTACTGACGCTGTTATTCAGGGTCATTTGTTAGTTGCATCTGAATGGGTTGATGACATGTACGGTGATCGCTTCTTTGGTGATCCTACCGATGGTTTCGAACAAGACCGTCAGTGGCCTCGCATCGCAGCAATAACAAACACAAACCCGTCCTATAGTTTTGATGATGATGAAATTCCTGACAGAGTTGTGTATGCTACATATGAAGCTGCATACAGAGAAATTCTTGAATCAGGGTCGTTGCGTAAAGATTTTACTCCTGAAAACTATGAGAGCGTTACTATCGAAGATGCTCTTTCTGTTAAATATAAAAATCACACACAAGCTCATGAGATTCAAACACAGTTTCCTGTCATCGCTTCTTTGTTGACACCTTTGCTTGACCCTTCAAGAGCTTCAAACGACAGTGATTATTCTGGCGACTTAAAAAGAATATGACAATATACAACAATGCAAAATTAGTAGCTAACGATCTCTTGAAGAAGTTTCAACAAGGGTCTGTCAGTCTTGTTCAGTTGACTGCAGGAACAGGACCTGCCGATAAACCAGGTGAACCTTCTGAAACTTCTTATATTTTAAATGCAACAGTGTCTGGTGTAAGTTATAAATATATCAAAAGTGGTTTTGCTGTTCAAACGGATCTGATGGTCACTTCTAATGTGCTTTCCAACATATCACCTTCTCTGAACGACCTTGTTGAGATAGACGGTACTAGATATAAAATTCTTGAATTTAAAGCTGTACCTCCTGCAGGAACAACAGTCGTATGGAAATTTGTGATCAGAAAGGCTTCTTAAATGTCTCGTATCACAATAGATCAATTATATGCTCTTGCCATTCCAGAAGTGCAAGAAATGTTTCTCAACATAATGCAAGACACTGTTGACGATGCGATCCTGTCCGAAATGATAGAGGCGATCGAGAACAATGACGAAGAAGCTTTATTTAGAGCGACTGGTTTTACTCCTGCTGTTCTAGCACCTATTTTAGACCGCATAGAGGCACTGTATGGCGAAGGTGCAGAAATAGAGAGTGACGGGTGGCCAAAACGTTTAAGAACCCCTTCAGGCATGGTTAAGTTCGTTTTTAACATGAGAAATCCAATTGCCGAAAGAGAACTGAAAGAAAATTCAAGCTCTTTGGTCACAAACATAAATAATAATGTTAGAGACGGTCTGAGGCTTTCAATGCAAGAAGGAATCAGAAGAGGTCAAAATCCACGCAAGACAGCTCTTCAAATGATCGGTACGTACAATCCAACCACTAAAAAAAGACAGGGTGGAAGTCTGGGTTTGACCAAACCGCAAACTCAATGGTCTTACAGTGCGTTGAGCTATTTGGAAACATTGGACGAAAAATATTTCTCTTTAGGGCTTAGAGATAAGAGGTTTGATAAAACTGTTCGCAAAGCTATTGATTCTGGTCAACCAATGAATCAGAAAACTGTTGATCAACTTCATAGTGCTTATAAAAGCAAACTGTTAAATTACAGAGCTTCGGTGATTTCTCAAACCGAAACCATCCAGTCCATAAATCGAGGTCAACATGCGGTTTATGAGCAGGCAATGGCTGAAGGAGCTATTCATCCCGAAGCCGTTACAAAAGAATGGGATGATGTTCATGATAGTGTCACAAGACCCTCACACAAAGCAATGGGTATTAAATATGGTAAAATGAAAGGTATTCCTTTTCGTGACCCTTTTGTAACCCCAAGCGGTGAAAAATTAAAACATCCAGGTGACACTTCTTTTAATGCGTCCGGTAAAGAAGTTATTCTTTGTAGATGTAAAGCAAAATATAGAGTAGACTTTACTTATGGAGTAGAGCTATGACCGACAATTTCACAGCACAGTTTGATGATTTTATCAAAAAAACAGGGACCTGTTGATCTTTTAATTAACGAAGCACAATCTGGTGATACTGTTTATTTTGGTTGGACTGCTTCTTATGCTCGTTTGCGTGAGATATATGACGGATTTGTTGCTTCGTCCACACAGAACTGGCAAAAACATGTCGATGAAGCGACTAAAATGATCAAAAGGAAAGTTGGAGAATGACAGTAGAATACATCCCTTCAAGTATTTTTCCTGTTGTTGTAGGTGTCGTTACAACTCAGCAAAGCTTTAACAAAGAGTTCAATGAACGTTTTGATTTAGAGCCTGATTATCCTTTTGTTGCTATAGGTTCTAATGCTACATGTCAAATCATAACCCATCCGAGACACTCTCCGCATTTTTTAATGTGCATAGACATTGAACAATCCAAGGAACAATCGGATATTGTAATTCAAGGTTTAATTGTTCATGAGTGCGTACATATTGTTGAAGGAACTTTTAGAAATATTGGTGAAGAAGAACCTGGTGAAGAAACAAGAGCATATTACAGCCAGTTCCTTTATCAGGAAATCATGGAAATTATAAATCGTGAATTGGAAGGTGCTAGAAAATGACTGAAAGATATGTGATAGAAGCCCTTCAGGAAGCAGTCATAGCGTCCGTATTGCAAAGTTCCGATCCTGACATGAGTGTTAAGTATTTAGGTCGTAATTTCGATCCTCCTGCGAACGAGCCTTGGTTAGAAGTAATTCACATACCTAATGATCCTAATGATCTTTATTGGGATAAAGGAAAGGTTTACAGGGGAGCTTTGAGACTTTTGCTTCATTACCCCATGAAAGACGTAGGAGTTTATCCTGCTTTGTCTCTTTTAAGATCTGTTTCTGATTACTTTGAAAAAGGTAAGAAATTAGAACCTGCAACTAATCCAGAAAACGTTACTGTTTCTATAACTTCAAATACTAATTTTTTACAACCGATAGAAGCCCCTCCTGTAATGTTATTCCCTGCCACGATTAGGTATCAATATTTTAAGCCTTGACACTGTTCAGGCTAATAAATTATCCTATATAGGCAGTTATTAGATTTTAGCTGTGAGTGTTAGTCGGATGGCTTAAATATTAATCTTAAAACAAGGTGTTATTATGACTTTGAATTTACTTACGCTTTTGGCTGCTTACGCTAACACAAACGCAGCATCTAAACTTTACGTGTGTTCTGCACCGCAAAACTCAAATTTATCACAGGGCGATTATGAAGCTCTTGATTGGACTTTAATTAGCTCAGTCGGTGATCGTGGAGAAACAGGTCGTTCTACAAATATTGTTACTTACGATACGTGGGATGACACAGTAACTCAAAAAGGCAAGGGCTTGACAGATGCAGGTTCGCCTACTCTTGAAGTGGCTCGCATACCTACAGATGCAGGTCAAATCATTTTGAACGCAGGTGCTGCGGTTGGTAACAACAACAGTTATGCTTTTAAAGAGGTTCGCTCAGACGGTGCAATTGGTGAGACTGGTACTGTGATTTACAATCGCGGATTAATCACTGGTCCAACAAGACCTGGTGGAAGAAACGAAGATTTTGATCTTGAAATCTTTACACTTGGTTTGGTTCAGGAAGAATTGGTTGTTAATCCTACAACTGCAGGTACTGCACCTCAAATGACTGTTGCTCCTGCTATTACAGGAACAAATGAAGTTGGTGAAACATTGACAGTTGACAACGGTACGTTTACTGGCGATGCTACTATTGCTTACGCATACTCATGGTATGCAGGTGGTGTGGCGATTGCAGGAGCTACCGCAAGCACTTATGACCTTACAGCAAGTGAACTTGGTAAAGTTATTACTGCTCGTGTTCATGCTACTAACGATTCTGGTAGTGCGTTTGGTTACAGTGCAGCAACGTCAGCCGTAACAAACCCATAAACTAAAGGTTTAACATGGAACTTTCAGAATTAGAATGGAACGGGAAAGAAAACCCAGAATTTAACCGTAAGAATGTTTTTGATGTTCTTGAAAAACTCCCTTGGTTCAAGTCTCAAATTGAAGAGGTGTTGAACGATGAAAAGAGTTTTTTTATAGTCTAAAAGCTGAGTTGGCAGAAGCCGTTCGTGTCTATGCTCGTTACGACATTCCAAACGAAGAAGGAGTGACCAGACGAGAAAGAAACGAACGGATGAACCATCCATCACCTCCTTTTTCTATTCAACCTTCGTTTCGTTATCTATGGAATTGGTACGTCCAGATCGCAGAGCAAGTCTCAAGAATGCGAGAAGGAATTTGCCATCCCATACCTCCTACTGAGTTTAAAGCATGGGTCGAAATCACTAATAACATTGTGAAACCCGTAGAATTTGATATACTATTTGAAATGGATAGGATGTTTTGTCAGGAAGTCAATCTTGAATTGCGTAGTGAACGTGAAAAACAAGAAGATAAGATGAAAAGACAAGCAGAACAAGCTAGGAAAAAATAATGGATTTAGCAGAACTCGCCATTGCCGTTGATGTTCCAGATGGTAAAAAAGCTGTTGCAGAGCTTAATAAAGTAAAAAATGCAGCTTCTGGTCTTGCGAACAAAGGTTCTAAGGAAATGAAAGCCTTGGACAAAGCGACAAAAGGTACTATCAACACGTTGCTGTCCTATGCAAAAGGTAACGTTGATTCTGCTCGTCAATCTCTTAAAGCAGCGCAAGCAAACAAGACGCTTACCAAAAGTGAGCTTGATGTTCTTCGTTCTAATGTAAAATTACGCAAAACAATATATGACAATGTTAAAGCCAAGCGTCAAGAAATCATGCAGACACAAGCGTTGGCTGATCAGGAAATGAAACTTGCTCAAGCTAAGAACACTGTTGCTCTTGCTGCACGTAGACAAGCTCCTACTCGCAATACTCAAATGACAAATTCAGGCGGTATAGCAAACGATTTGATGCCTAACCGATTTAATACAGCAAACATTGCTGCTCAGTTTCAAGATGTTGGTGTTACGGCCGCAATGGGAATGAATCCCATGACGATTGCTTTGCAGCAGGGTACTCAGTTATCTGCTGTGATTAACAGTATGGAATCTCCTCTTAAAGGTCTTGGGCAGGCGTTCACTTCTATTATCAATCCTGTTTCTTTGCTGTCTATAGGTCTTGTAGGTTTGGTTGCAGGGCTGATACAGCTTGTGGACTGGACAAGTGTTGCGAAAAGCTCACTCATGTTTATGGCTGATGCTTTGGAGTATCTCACACCAGTCATTATAGCTTCTGGTCTTGCTCTTACGATAGCGTTTGCTCCTACGATTGTTACAGGTATATATGCGATCAGTAAAGCGATTGTCGTAATGGGAGCGAGTGCTGTAGCTACAGGAACAAAAATGGCGATTGCATGGGCAATGGCTAACCCTGTAACAGCATTGGCAGCAGGATTTGTGATTGCAGTTGGTCTCGTCCAAGCTTTCGGTGGTGACAGTCTTGCGATCATACGTAATTTTGTAAACAATGCTATTGGAAGTTTTTTAGGTTTCATAGGTGCTGTTAAACAAGTGTTCATGAAGCTTCCTGAGTTTGCTGTTGAAGGTTTGAAACAGACAGGAAATAAAGTTATCGAGTGGGTTACTAAAATAACCAATGCAGTTATTGACATTGCGAACGCAGGGCTTGAAAAGCTACCTTCTTGGTTAGGAGGTGGAGCAAAAATTGATCCAGTAGTTCCGGCACTTGTTTTTGACACTAAAGGTTTTGGTGACATGGGTAGAGAACTTGCTAATGCTATCGGTCAAGAGTTCTCTCAGACAATGGAAAAAGATTATGTGGGTTTTGTTTTTGACGCTGTTGAGACAGGTATCCAGAACGTTTCAACAAAACTACGTAAATTTGCTTCTGGTCTTGGTCAGGGTGATGACGACAAAAAGAAAAAAGGTAAATCTCAAGCAGATCATTATGCTGATATTGTCAAAGGTGCTGAGAAGCGAATCAGATCACTTGAAACTGAGCGTCAATCTTTGACAATGACAGCAGATGCGGCCACACGTTATCAAAACAAAACAGATCTTTTGAATAAAGCAATAGAAAAAGGGATTGATCTTACACCTGAACAGCGCAGTAAGCTTATAGAGCTTGCAGGAGCTATGTCCGATGTTGAGATTGAGACTAGAAACGCAAAACAAGCTTATGACCTTCTGAACGACACTGGCAAGGGTTTTATTACTGATCTGAGAGATAATCTTCAAGAAGGTAAAGGACTTTGGGAAAGCTTTAGTAATTCTGTTGTCAACGCTTTGAATAAGGTTCTTGATAAGATGTTTGAAATAGCAGCCGAAGATTTATTCACAAGTTTTTCAGGAACATCACAAGGTGGAAGCATTTTGGGAGGAATTACTGATTTTCTGTTCAATGCAAAAGGTAATGCTTTTGGAAGTCAGGGCGTTCAAAAATTTGCTAAAGGTGATGCTTTTACTAATTCTGTTGTTAAATCACCTCAAATGTTCGCTTTTGCAACCGGTGGTCAATTTGGTGTCATGGGTGAGGCCGGCCCCGAAGCAGTCATGCCGTTACATCGAGGTTCGGACGGTTCTTTGGGTGTCAGAGTTTCTGGAAGCAGTGCTAATAATAACGTGCAACAAGCAAATGTTGTCATGGTCAATGTTGAGAATAACGGAAACAGTAACGTCCAAGTAGATCAGAACGAAACTTCAGGGGGGATTGAAATTGATGTTGTTATTGATGAAATGGTGTCAAATAAAATTGGCACTCAAGGAACGTCTACGAACAAATCCTTAAAGCAATACAATAACAGAAAACTTATTAACAGAGGGTAACATGGTTGATTTTCCTTCAGGGATCAAGCTTCTTAAAGAGAATACAAAAGAGGGTTTGCCTAAGAAAGACATAGCTCGAACACCTATGGAATTAGGCATAGGTAAAACCAGACGAAGATCCAGCGCAAAACCAAGGAAGATCACAATTCCTTTAATGATGACAGATGCTGAATATACTCTCTTGTTTGATTTTTATGATCTATACCCTGCTACTATTTTTAATTTCACTAATCCAAGAACAAACACGGTAGAAAGAGCAAAATTCGCTTCAGAACCTGACGAACCAGAAGTAAGAGACGGTTTTTGGGTTACTACTATTGTTTTGGAGTTGTTACCTTGACCAGTAATTTTTTTAATTCAGAAGCTTTTGCAGATGTGACCGAAGAAGTTGTCATCGCTCTCATTGAGTTTGACAGCGATGAACTTGACGAACCCGTCCGTATCTCTCGTGACCCTTATCAACGTCTTCCTGATCTTGGAGAAGATGTTTACGGTTGCATAAGCAATGGTGTCACATACGTGTTCATACCTTTTGAGATATGGCTTCCAAGAGACGATGAAACAGGTTCGGTGTCTTGTAGAATTGAGATTGATAATGTAGAACGTGAAATCATTAAAACAGTCAGAAGTATTAAAAAACCTGTTACTGGCAATCTGAAAGTAGTCTTGTCCAGTGATGTGGATAACGTAGAACGTCAGTACAGTGATCAAATAAATATTTAAGAATACCTTTTAAAGATAAAGGACGTTCTGAAAACGGTTCTGATTGTTGGGGTCTTGTCAGAATAATTTATCAAAAAGAATTAAACGTAGAGCTTCCTTCGTATTTAGAATACAATAATACATTGGACGTTCGTAAAATACCTAGTCTTTTAAAGGTGAATAGCGAATCAGATTGGTCAAGAGTTGAATTAGGTGATGAACAGCCTTATGACGTGGTTGTGTTAAACCTTAGAAATAATCCTATGCACGTTGGTGTTGTTGTCGAGAAAGGTTTCATGGTACATTGTGAAAAAGGTAGAGAAACATATCACACAGAATATACAAAACATGCAGACTGGAAGAACAGAATTTACGGAATCTTCAGACACAAGAAACGTTCAGACGGGTCTTGCGCCGTTTAGCATAGACAAACACTCTAAGGAAGTACCTAATGGTCTTTCGTTAGAACAGATTGTAAATTTTCTTTATCCTTTCAGAATACAAAACACAGAAATGATTGTCATTTTAGGTGATGAAGTCATTCCTCAAGACAAGTGGAAGCTGATATACCCTAAAGAAAACGCTTTTGTTGCTGTAAACGTTGTTCCTGCAGGCGGTGGAGGTGGAGGCGGTAAAAACCCACTTCAAACCATTATCTCGATCGCAACTTTAGTTGCGGCCCCGTATCTAGCCGGAGCGTTTGCTACAAATGCAGCTTTGGCTATTTTTGGCGGTGGTGTTGCAACAGGAACTCAGGTTGCTTTTGCTAGTAGCTTAATTAGAGTTGGCGTTGGTCTTATAGGTTATGTTGCAAGTGCAGCGTTAGCTTCCACTCCTTCTCAGACAGGTGCTTCTCAAGCAAGATCACCAGACGAATCGCCTACACAATTTGTCGAAGGTTCAACAAACTCTTTAAACAGATACGGCCCTATACCTGTCAATTTAGGTGTGAACCGCATGTTTCCACCACAAGCAGCAATTCCTTTTACCGAAACTCAAGACAGAGATCAGTTTGTTCATCAAATTTTCTGTTACGGTTTCGGTAACGTCCAAATTTCAGATCGTAAAATTGGTGAAACTGATCTGTCTGAGTTTACAGGAGTGTTTTATGACGACAAACTGAACGGTGATTTAGCTGATGGTACAGCATACTTTACTCAAGATGTATTTCAAGAAAACTTCAGTGTTTCAGTGACTGAAGAAGACGGTTCGGTTGTTAGAACAACTCAAGTCGATACGGACGAGTTTGAAGTAGATATTACTTTCGGTCGAGGATTAACTGTTTATTCAGGATCAGGTGTTAGAAACACACGCTCTGTTGACTATGAGATTGTTTTTGCCCCTACAGGTACTACCGACTGGTCAAGAGGTCAGAACGGTGCTACGTACGCTTCTCAGACGCTAGAAATACCTGCTCCTATAAAGTACCTTCCTACCTTTAACGGTGCTACAGAAGAAAACACTGACGATGCAGGTATAATTCTTTTAGATCCTGACACTGGATTTACCAAAATCATAACATATACCTATTCTGGTTATTTTGTAGAACCTGCTCCGGCAACCCCTGTTGATTATATCAGGATTGGTAGCTACAGATTATCAGGAGGCTCTTATGTGATAGTAGACGAAAGAGCGTCACACACACCAAACACTATAGAGAACGCCTCAGATTTCGCCTTGTCCGTTAGTGGATCTACAATAACTATTGCTTCAGGAACTGTAACTCCTTTGGTTTTAACAGCAACTGATGCAACTGCAGAATCTTTGAGAATACCTTATCGTAAGGTCATGACTTCAAGCGGTCAGTGGGACATAAGAGTAACCAGAATTACTGCAGATACTGATGACAGCAGTACGTTTGATGAATTTGATCTTTCAGCGATTAAATCTATTACTCACCAAACACCTATAAACCAACAAAACATTAGCGGTACAGGTTGGCAGATGCAGGGTTCTGATCAGCTTTCAGGAACGGTTGATCGTTATAATGTGATAGTTAAAACCATTGTCAGTGACTATGATTCTTCAAGTGACGAATGGGTTGATAGAATATCTTCTAATCCTGCAAGTCTTTACAGGTATGTTTTGCAATCCCCTGCTTTTGTCAAAAGACTTGCAGATGTCAAAATAGACATATCAAAGCTTGAAGAGTGGCATTCCTACTGTGAGAGCAAAGGTTTAACTTACAACCGAATCATAGATGTCAGACAGTCAATTCTGGACGTGCTTAACGATATTGCAGCAGCAGGTAACGCAAGCCCTCATAACGTAGAGGGCATTTATAGCATCATCATAGACAACGAACGTCCAATTGTTAAAGGTGTTATTACTCCACGTAATTCTTGGGGTTACACAGGGAACATGGAATATCCAGAAATTCCAGACGCTTTGAGAGTGACTTTTAGAAATTCTAATAAAAGCTACGTAAATGATGAAGTAATTGTCTACAACGATGGTTTTGATTTATCAACAGCAGAGCTTTATGAGACATTACCTTTAGAATTTTGCACTAATTCAACTTTGGCTGTTTTTTTTGGTCGAACATATTATGCGGTGGCCAAGCTTCAAGTTGCAAACGCACCAGGTCTGACAAGTCTCTGTGCGTTTGTTGAGCTTGGTAAAGAGCTTGATCTTTTGATAACAGAAATACAAATGAACAAAGACGAAAGCGCAAAGATTACTGCAATAAATTATGCGCCTGAGCGTTTTGCGGTCACAGACGAACCTATCCCTGCGTTTAATTCTAACGTGACCGTTCCTATTGAGTTAAGACAACCTCTTCCCCCTGTTCTCAACGGATTAATCCAGTCCGATGAAAGCGTAATGCTGTTGAACTCGGACGGGTCTTACACTTCAAGAATGATAATCGATCTTCTCAACCAAAATGAGAGCGACATTACAACAACAATCAAAGCAAGACTTACAGGCGGTACGAACTGGTTTCAGCCAGAAATACTCCTAAGCTCTCCAAACAGGCTCGTCCTGACAGGGCTGATAGACGGTAAGTCTTATGATTTTGAAATAAGATATAAGAGACGAAACTCAGGTTCTGTTGCTTCTTTGCCTTTGGTTCTCAACGGTGTCAAGTACGTTGGAGCAAGTACAGATCCTTCTCAGGTTTCTAATTTTAAATATAATTCTATCGGTTCAACAGCAATGTTTGAATGGGATGTCAACCCTGAAATTGATATTGCTTACTACAAAATGAAATATACACGTTTGACGACTGGTGGTCTTTGGGAAAATTCACAAGTAATAGCAGATAACATTACTTCTAACAGACTTGTAACTCCGATTCGTCAAGGAACTTTTTTAATTAAAGCCGTAGACATTTTGGGTAATGAAAGCGATGTTTCAGCAAACATTGTTTCTTTTGATGGTGGAGCTTTGAACAACGTTGTTGAAGAACTTGTTCAGCACGACACATGGCAAGGTGTCAAAGAGAATTGCCATGTAGTTGATGGCGACTTGTTTTTGACAGATCCTACCATTCAAGGTATTTACTATTTTGATCCAGCTGTTGTTGATTTAGGTGATGTTTTTGACAATATTGTGTCTTCTTCTATTATTTCATACCCTGTTTCTTATCTTAACATGCGAAGCATCGCTTCTTTAAGGTCTGTTGCGTCTCTTAGATTGAGTGGCGGCCCCGATATGCGAAGCATCGCTTCTTTAAGGTCTGTTGCGTCTCTTAGAGGGTTTGAGAATCTTAATTGGTCTTCTGTGTTAGAATTTCAATATTCTGATGACGACATTACTTACAGTGCTTGGCAACCTTTAACAACAGGTTCGTATATTTTCAGATATTGCAAGTTTAGACTGGTGATAAATTCCTCTCAACAGAACATTAATGTCCGAGTGGATCAGGCAATTGCAAACATTGACATGCCTGATCGGAGAGAAGAAGCAGAAGATTTACAAATAACAGATGCTAACGCAGGTTACACTGTTACGTATGCTTCACCATTTAACGCACAGCCTGCAGTAAATATTACCTTGCAGGACGCAGAAACAGACGATAGAATTGAATACACGTCTAAAACAACGTCTGGCTTTACAGTTAAAGTTTACAATGCTACGATTGGTGGGTATGTAACAAGGTCTTTTGACTACACTGCGTCAGGATATGGAAAGGTTAGTTGATGGCACAAAATACTGTTGATTTAAGTGCGGATTATTCTGGTACACAGACTTTAGACGTGGTTTTAACGAATCTTGTTTCTAATTTTGAAACAAGCCATTCAGGAAGCGCACGTCCTTCGTATGTCAAAGCAGGAATGGTGTGGATTGATACTACTTCTTCTCCTTGGGTTTGGAAATGTTATAACGGAACAAATGATATTGTAATAGGAAACTTGGACGAATCAGGTTTAACTTTCACTCCTTCACAGACAAGTTCTATTTTAAACAATTACACAGCAACGACTGATCCTACTGTCAATGATGATGCAGGGGATGGTTATGTTGCAGGTTCTAGGTGGTTTAACACTACAGACAGTGATTTGTTTATTTGTATTGATAATTCAGCAGGAGCTGCGGTTTGGTTCAACACTGGTCTTGATCTTACAGATTTAGGATCGGCTGCTACAAAAGACGTAGGAATAGCAGTAGGTGAAATTCCTTTACTTCAGAGCAACGGAGGAAACATAGGATTTGCTGCTCTTGACGGTTCTTTGTTGACAAATCTTCCTGAAAGCGGTGGCGGTAATTTTGGTTCTTGGGCTACAAGAGTAGAAAATACAGCGTATCTTGCAGCGACCGATGGTTATTTGGTATGTTTAGGAGTGATAGACAGTTCTTGGTCTGGTAACAGACGTGGTTATATTGCTGCTTATACAGACGCAAACGCTTCTCCAACAACAATACGAGCAGGTAATCATATTCAAGGACATCCGAACGCTAACTACCCTAGCAATGCCGTTATAGCCTGTTCTACTCCTGTGAAAAGTGGAGATTACTATAAAGGTAATTTTGTAGACACGAACAACTCTGCTTCAGTAGAAGTAAGCAGAACATATTATTGGATTCCAATTGAGTAGGTGAAGAATGAAAACTAAAATTAAGCAAGCATACGGGTACGTCCTTGATACTGAAGGTAAAGTAATATCAAAATTTGCTGATTTTCCTACGGATGTTGAACATGAATTTCCAGATGGTGTTGTTGTTGTCGATGACTGTACTAAAAGACAATGGAACAAGATTAAAATCCATACAGAACCTATTATTGTTTCAGGAACTGAGGCTCGTTTATATTCCACAGATGGGTACGGTGAAAAAGTTCAAATAGGCGATGTTGTCGATGAAATTTTAAAAGCTGTTTACAGTGGTGAAGATCTGTCAAAAAACAAAAACCTGATTGCATTGTCCAAAGCTCAAATGGCAGTCAAATCTAAATATGATAAGAACAAAAATTATCAACCAAATTCGGACGGTACATTCTCCGAAGTAAAATAAAGGAGTTAACATGTTAAGGTTCGTTTTACTATTCATCATAAAATTTATTCTAGGCGCAGAAGCAGGTGCTTCTTTTTCTTGGTCAGCAAAATGGCAAGAAAAAACATTTTTTGGTCACAAGCTTCAAAAACTTCCAGAACTGCTTGATGCTTTGATATTGGCTGTCATTGCCATACAAGGGTATTCAGCTTTGGGTTTTGATATGACCAGTATATTGACTGTTGGTTATGGTGATTATCTTCTAGGTGTGTCTGCAGGAATTGTTGCTTTTATCATTTCTTTCATGATTTGTTTAGGAGGCATTGAATCTGCTACGTGGATGTTTTTAAGATGGGAATCACATGACGACCCTAATACAGCACGTACGACAAGGTTGAAGGTTTATACTGTTTATTCTTTTATCGGAACGATTGTTTTATTTGTTGGATTTAAAGGAATCATGATGGTTTATGATTGGTACAAAGGTTGATTTTATGAACAAAAAAATTGCTTATATTGAAGATTGTGACATTGATTTCATGCAAATGAATAGACTTACAGGGTTTGAAATGACTAGGTTTACTACTTTAAGTCAATTTATGAATCAAGACATTCATTATGATATTGTGATTAGCGATGTAATACTTCCTGATTTTAATGCTTCTTTGTTTTTTGATCTTGCAGACAAAGTGTACGGTCAAAACGGTGTTCTTGTTTTTTATAGCGGATGTAAACAACCAGACAATATAGCTATAAAAAACGATGGTTGGTTTGTAAAAGGATCTAAGGATCAAAGTATTGTTGACTTTTTGAAAAAGGAATTAAAATGAGTTTTAGAAAATTTGCATTAGGTGCAGTATGTACGACTTGTGCCGTTGTTTCAGGTTTTGTATATAGTATTAGGTCTCAGAACAACATAGCAGAAGTCCATGAAGACCTGCAGGCTGTTGCTAATTGTGCAATAGACGTTACTACAGTTGATTATGTTGTTATTGACGGTAGAAGAACAATGAAAGAGCATCTAATCAATGTCAGGAACGGAAGAAGTTGGACAAGGCGTTCTCGCCACATTGACGGTCTTGCTATTGACTTCGCAGCATATGTTGACGGTAAAGTGACATATGAACCTGCACCTTATCACGAGATTGCAAAAGCGTTCTATCACTGCAGTGAAAAACTCAACGTCCCTATTGTATGGGGTGGGGAGTGGAAAGCTCAAGACCTCATGCATATAGAACTTGATCGTAAATATTATCCAACTCCTAATAGAACTAGAAACAACCTCTCAGGCTCTTGAAAAAGCCATTGCTGAGATTAAACAGCATGTTGAAAACACTCAAACAGCAGAAAAGGTGAACAATGAATACCAAGCTGATATTAATAAGCTCAATGCTGATATTAAGCGGTTGCGGAACATCCCCTCAAAATGTGTCTTCGTTGCCCCCACGCCCTCCGTTCATCCTAAACGAGGACAAAGGGGAGGATATGTTGGTCAAAATGGAATCAGCAGTCAATGGCTCTATGAATACGCAGAAGACGCAGAGCGAATCAGAATAGAGAGAAATGCCTGTAAGAATTTTGTAAACGAAGTGTGGGAATCAAATAACTAATTCCTGCGCTTTAAGAATGTACCAATCGTAATTGATGTTTGCAAAGTCAAAATCTTCAACTTTATTACATATAGAAGTAACGTAACCTGCATTGATTGAAGAATGTCTTTCTTCATGTACTCCTTTGTTTTTCTGGCAAACTCTAACATCCCACTGACCTCCTGTTTCTTTCATAACTTCCGTATAATCTTTATCAGATACACCAGAAGCTTTTTTATAAGTTCCTGCAGGTCCTTTTGGTGGCATTACTTTTGTTAATGATTGCCCATTTTTCGATATGTAATACCTGCATATTTTCTGTGTTTCGTATTCGCCGTGAAATAATTTGTCACTTTTATTTATTTTAACACAGTTCATGAAATCATAAGGGTTTGTGTTCATCCTTATATATGTTTCAATATCAGCACCGTAAAGCATGTTCATAACAGCAGCTCTAGTGCTTACGACATTGGACATGTTTTTATGCCAGGCAGGAGGCTGTTGATTGTCGATGTCTTGATGATAGTTTGTCGGATCTGGTGTCCAATATGCTCCCTTCATTTTTAAATTTCCGTCAAGGTCTTCTGCTATGTAATTGTTTACGTCACGGATTAGCATCTTAGAGTAATCTACGAACTCTAATTCTAGCATTGTCTGCTGTTCCCAATGCTTGCACCAAGCTTCAGCATGTTCTCTGTAATCACGTCTGATATGATATGTCACACCGTCCGTATTTGCTTGTATAATGGTAAGCGTAGGAACTTTCAGAAGCATTTCAACAAGCATCGAGATCATCAGTTGACCGTTGATTGTTACCGCAATAGTAGCTTTAGGATCATAGAAAGGGC